TAGAATGGATCTTTACAATTTCTATCTAAAGAAATTTGCTAACATTAAAAATAAAGATGAGGTAGCCCGATATTGTTCTAAGTACGATTTTGATAAAGTTGTAGAAGCAAGGAGGAAAAAAAGTGGATAAAGAATTAAAAAAATTATTTGATGATTATGAAGGAAATTTATTAAATTACTTTTCTGGACTAACACCTGAACAATCAAAAAAATTTAATAAAAGACAAAAAGAATGGAGGAAAAAATGACTAATTGGGAAATCTTTCAGCTTATTTTAGGGGTAACTTTTTTAGTTATCCTTATGTCAATTGGTAATTAATTTACCCGATTTATCAATCTCAATTCCCGATTGATTCTTTGCCTTGTTCTGAAGCTTCTGAAGTTCTTCTAAGACTTCTTCTTTAGACAAGGCATCTACCCGACCATGTAACACTGCTTTCTTTTCTACTAACAAGCCGACAGCTTTCATGCGTAACTCTTCAGCTTTAATTGCAGGGCCCCAACTTCCATCTAACACAGCTGCGTCCCGAATTGATTTAAGATCCCGAAGTGATCTATCTAATGTTACTTGGTTTCTATGTTGTGCCTCATATCTTAATTCATCTATCCCGATCATGATGTTTTTATTTTTCATATTCCTGTGAGCTTGAACACCTGGATTACTGTAACCTGCTTTTCTTGCAGCTTCAGTTTGTGACATGTCATGATACACTATGTTCTCAATAAATTTTTGTTGCTGTTGTGTTAAACTTACAGACATCCCCGATTGATTTTCTTCAACATCTTCCGTTTCAATTATTTCTATTTTTTCTTCCACTTTGTTCAATCTCCTGCGGTAAGGTTTAGTAGGTGGTGGGGCGTTAGCCCACCCCTACCTATATATATTATATAGGCAAGCTGGACAAGCTGAACATTTCCTTATATTTCAATAACTTAATGTACTAGCTCACCTAAAATAACCTAATTGAGCTACCTGGACAAGCACTTTTTATTATCTATATAAAACAATAACTTACAAGCACCCCTGCTAGCTCAC